TAATTATGGCCCAAGAGTTCCACTTGGTGGTGGGGCATTTAGTGGTAAAGATTGTACTAAGGTTGATAGAAGTGCAGCTTACATGGCAAGAAGAATCGCAGTAGATATCTTAGAAGAAAGACCAGAGGTACAAGAAGTAACGGTTCAACTTGCTTATGCAATTGGATATGACCAACCTCTTCAATCAACTGCTATAGTTGATGGAGAACACGAATTTATCAAAGGATATGATTTATCACCAAAAGGAATTATAGATTTCTTAGAACTAAGAAAACCTATATTTGGATTATCTGCATCATTTGGACACATGGGAGCGGGATTCACATGGAAATAAAGGATGGTGGTATTTTGATAATTGCTGCTCCACGAGTTGGTGGTACTAATCTAATGAAAAGTTTAGGTTCTTACTATAATAAAAAAACTTGTATGGAGCACGATTTGATTAGAAACTATCCTTATTTTGATTCAAACAAAGATGTGTTAAAGTATGTACCATTATGGGAATCTAATTATGATAAAATTTTAGATACAGAAATATATAAAGATATTTTAAACAAAGCAAAAGAGTTTAAAACAATTATTTTATTAGATAGAAAAAATAAAAAAGAACAACTCGAATCTTATTATGTATTAGAAAGATATAATAAAGGTAATGTTTCAGTTAAATGGAGAGATGAGGAGATAGACAAAACTGATACAAAATATAAACAATGGAAATCTTATATTAATTCATTTACCGAATTATTTAAAATGATTAGTAAAGATTTAAAGTTACCTATCGATTTTTATGAAGATATTTATAAAAAGAAATCATTAACAAATAAAAATATAAAACTTGATTTAGAATATTTCAAACCAAAATATAAATTGAGGCAACCAATTATAGAAAAAAAATTGTTGTAATATGGTTATTAAAAATATATTAAATCCAAAAGAATTAAAAATTATAAAAAAAGATTTTGAATCCAAACCAGGTAATATGGAATTAGCTGGAATAAATGATTATGGAATTAAAAATATGTGGAACTTAGAATCAACTATTGATTACTTAAAGTCTTTAAAAAGTATTTTTGAAGAAAAGATTGGTAGAGAATTAATACCAGTAAATACATACATGAGAAAATATGTAAAAGGTAATACACTAAAACCACACACAGATAGAGAAAAATTAGATGTTACTGTAAGTATTCAAGTTGATAAATCTGATGATATTATAAATCCACTTATCGTACATACAGAACCCAAAACTATTTTAAATTTAGAAAATGGAGATGCTGGTATAATTTTATATGGAAATCGTATAAAACATGAAAGACCTACTTTAAAATCAGAGTGGATGTATAATTTATTTTTACACTATTCTTTTAAAGTAAAGGATGATTTGGAAAAAAAACTAATATAGACTTGTTTAATTAAAATAATTTTCGTATCTTTACATAAGATATACCTAATTAAGAATGAAAAGATTTAAAGAATATACTAAAGTACAAAAAAAATATAAAGTAATTTTAATTAGTGGAGGGTTTGACCCAGTCCACAAAGGTCATATCGAATGTATCCAAAATGCTAAGAAGTTAGCAGAACAAGTTTGGATAGGACTTAACAACGATAGTTGGTTAAGGAGAAAAAAAGGTAAATCGTTTATGAAAGAAGGAGAACGAAAGTTTATAATGGAATCTTTAAGAGATGTAGATTATGTTTATGTAATGAATCCACTTATACATGGAGATGATACAGCAATTGATTTTATTGACCATGCAAAACATAAATGGCATACTACATATAGTGATGATATAGAAGGTAAAATGGCCTTTGGTAATGGTGGAGATAGAACAGAAACAACCACACCAGAAAACGATGTGTGTAATTCATATGGAATAGAATCAGTATGGGGATTGGGAGATAAGATTCAATCTTCATCGTGGTTATTAGAAAAATATTTAAATATCGCGGAATAATGAACATAGAACAATTAGTAAATGATTATCCGAATGATATGGAACTTGGAAAAATAGTAAGAGAGCTATATCTTAAAGGAATTCAATACAGAGAAGAGCTCTCTGAAAAAATGAAAGATGCCAAAATCTTCGAATCACCAGATGGAGGTAGAACAATATATGTTAGAGGTTGGGGAGAACCAACTTCAACAAGAAAAAAAGTTACAAAACAATTAAATCTATTTAATGAAACTAATAAAGAATCCAAATAAATTAAGAAAACCATTGGAAAAAAAACCAATGAGTCAAGAAGAGATTGATAAAGTATCAACTATTCTTCTAAAAGAATTAACAAAACATGGAGGTATTGGGTTATCTGCAAATCAAATTGGTTTGGATGTATGTGCCTGTGTAATCAATGTTAAAGAACCTTTGGTGTTAATAAATCCAAAAGTAACAGAAGTATCAGAAGGTACAGTTGCTTATGTGGAACAATGTTTATCATTGGATAAAACAATGAGAAAACCAGTTAAAACAGTAAGACATAAATCATTCACAGTTGAAACAGATAATTTAGGAACAGTTATATTCTCACCTGATTCAGAAACAGGTACATGGGAAAATTCAGATGAATTCTTTTCAGATGAAGGATTGTTAGAATGTGTATGTGCTCAACATGAGATAGACCATCTTCATGGAATATTAATCACAGACCCGATTAGAAGATATACAGAAACAATCACAAGAGGAAAGAAATATGGTAGAAACGAAAGGGTAATGGTAAAATTATCTGATGGTTCTACTCAATTTATGAAATACAAAAAGGCACAGTCATTACTTGAAAGTGGTGCAGAAATCTTATAATTTATTTAAAAATGGGAAAACTTATATTTAATTATACCGACAAAGAGTTATTGGAAGTACAAAGAGAAGCTTCAAAAATAGAATTCGAAGTACCAGATGATATGAATATATCCGAATTCAAAGTTATGTGTGTGAGATTAGCTTCGGCTATGGGGTATCACGAAAATTCAATTAAAAAATCATTCGGAGATTTGGTTTTTGGTAATGATGAACCAAACAGTATAAAGGAATTATTAGATGAGCTTAATATCAAAAAAAGTTATTCAGAATCTAAATAACAGAATACTAACGCAAAGTATTATAATGCAAAATCTTGTAGATATAATACTTGAAAATGGGTTAATATCTGAAGAAGATTTGGAACAAAGAATTAAAAAAGATGTAGACGAGCTTACTAAAACCTTGGATAGTTTACAAAAAAACTCCTCTGATGATACAAATTATTCAGAAGAGCTGGAGGGTTTTTATTTCGGACCCGTTGGTGAGGCTTAAAAGTTTTTACCAATTTATTTGGAAATATCGAAAATTTTTCGTATATTTGTATAAAAGAAGTAAGTTAATCAAAAGGAGTAATCCCTATGAGAAAACAAATTATATTTACATTGATAGTTTCATTACTATCATTTGGAATGATAGATTCCGCGGTTGGTGATAAAACACCAGATAAAACTCTTGAACAGATGATTCAAGAAGAAGAACTCAGAGAGTTAGAATTAAAAAGACTTGAAGAGGAAAAAATTAAAAAATATCATGAAGATGAACTTAATAGATTCTTAAATGATATAGGACACAGAGAAAGTGGTAACAGATATGATATCACAAATACTTGGGGATATATGGGAAGATTTCAATTCGGCAAATCAACATTAAAAGGTTTAGGATTTAAAGTTTCTAAAACCGAATTTCTTAATAATCCACAACTACAAGATTCAGCAATGATGGCTTTATTAAATCACAACAAAGAAAAATTACAAAATTATATTGATATTTACGATGGTAAAACTATCAATGGTATGTATGTTTCTGAAAGTGGTATATTAGCAGCTGCTCATCTTGGAGGACAAGGTTCTGTAAAAAGGTATTTCAGAAAAGGTAAAGTATTTTCTGATGCCTATGGTACAAAAATAACATCGTATATGAAACAGTTTAGTGGATACGATATAAAATTAAATTAATATGTTAGAAATATTTACAACCTATAATATTATTATAGGAGTTTCTGCAATTGCCAATATTGTTTTATTGGTAGGGGTTAGAAATTTATTAAAACAAAATGAACAACTCGAAGATAGACTTGTTGAAACAATTGGTTCGATTAGATTTAGAATCTCTGAATCATTAAAAGAAATGAGAAGATTGGATACCAAACAAGCATTTGAAAAAGATGATGAAGTTGGAGTTACTTTCGGTGAATTAAAAAAGATAGTAGAAGAGTTAAATAATCAGATATAAATTATGCCAAGACCAAGAAGAAAGAAATCCAAAATATATTTTGGAACACCTGCTCAGGAAGCTATAGTAGAGTACAACAAATGTAATGACCCCAAGAAAAGGTCTAAAATTTATGAAGAACGAATTAAGTACCCATTTGAAAAATTAGCAGAGAATGTTATAAATACATTTAAGTTTACTTACTTCGATGTACCGAAGAAGGATATTCAAACAGAAGTAGTTTCTACAATGGTGGAGAAGATGCATATGTTTAAAGAAGGTAAGGGTAGAGCCTTTTCTTACTTTACTATTATTGCAAAGAACCATTTGATTTTAAAGAATAATGGTAACTACAAAAGATGGAAACAAAATGCACTTCTTTCAGAAATGCCAGAAACTTGGAATCCTGAAAATGATTTTTATGAATCTCAAGAGAATGATGAATTTAAAGATTTTAAACAAATCATGTTAGAGTATTGGGATAATCACTTAACTCAAATTTTTAATAAGAAAAGAGATATTCAAATAGCAGATGCAGTATTAGAATTATTTAGAAGAAGTGAACATATAGAAAACTTTAATAAAAAACATTTGTATCTTCTTATAAGGGAAATGACTGATTGTAAAACTCACTACATTACCAAAGTTGTAAATGTAATGAAAACACATCAAAAGAAAATGTTAAACGAATACTTAGAAACAGGTCAATTTAACGATATCCAACAAGAGTTTTGGGATAACGAAAATTATTAAATTAAAATGTCAAAAGGTTACATATTAGGAATTAGTTGTGGATATCACGATAGTGCAGCTGCTTTAATCAAAGATGGTAAAGTTCTTGGTGCAGTTGAAGAAGAAAGATTCACAGGTATAAAACATGATTCCTCATTTCCAATAGAAACCATAAAGTGGTTGTATTCTGAATTTAGAATTGAAAAGGATGATATCGATGCCATTTGTTTTTATGAAAACCCAAACTTAAAATTAGATAGAATTGATAAGAGTACAAGAAGAGGTGGTGTTCTAAATTATTTTAAAAGAAAAAAAATTCTTAATAGAAATGAAAAAGAGTATAAAAAATTAGATACTTTAATAAATTCTATAAAGGGTAATAATACTAAAATAATTTATGGTGACCATCACTTATCTCATGTTGCTTATTCATATTATACATCAAACTTTGATAGAGCAACAATACTTTCAGTAGATGGAGTTGGTGAATGGGAAACAACTTCAATGTATTATGGAGAGGGAAATCGTTTAGTAAAAATAGGAACTGTAAACTTTCCACATTCATTAGGAATGTTATATTCATCTTTTACTGCATTCTTAGGATTCAAACCAAACGAAGGTGAGTACAAGGTAATGGGATTGGCACCATATGGAGATTCTACGAAATATGAAAAACAATTTTCAAAACTAATTTATCCAAAAGGAGATTCATATGAAATTAATATGAGTTACTTTACTTATGATTATTCTGATGAGATTATGTTTAATGAAAAACTCAGTAGGTTATTTAAAATAGTAAATAGATTACCAGAAGATGAACTTACACAAGAACATAAGGATATAGCTGCAGGATTACAATCTACTTACGAAAAAATATTTTTTCATTTACTAAATAACCTTTATGTAAAAAAACAAACACATAACTTATGTTTGAGTGGTGGTTGTGCATATAATGGAACGGCTAATGGTAAGATATTAAAAAACACAAACTTCAACAGAGTTTATATTCCACCAGCTCCATCTGATGCTGGTTCTGCTATTGGATGTGCATTACATTATCATTATTCTACAAATTTAAAATCCAACAGAATAGATAATTCATATCCTTATCTTGGTCCTCACTACACAAATGATGATGTAGAAAAAGTATTAAAAGAATTTGAAAATGATGTTTGGTTTACAAAGAAATTACACTCTGAAATTATAGATGATATTGCACAAGAAATAACAGAAGGAAATGTTGTTGGTTGGTTTCAAGGTAGAATGGAATTTGGTGCAAGAGCATTAGGTAATCGTTCTATACTCGCCAACCCAAGAGACCCTCAGATGAAATCAAGAGTAAATAGAGTTATTAAAAAACGAGAAGGATTCAGGCCATTTGCCCCAATAGTAAAACTCGAAGAACAACTTAAGTATTTTGATTATACTGAATCAGTTCCTTATATGAATCAAGTTATACAAGTTAGAAAAGAATATCAAAAAGATTTACCAGCTATTACTCATATAGATGGTTCAGCTAGAATACAATCTTTAGGACATTCGGGACATTCACTAATGTATAAGTTGTTAAACAAGTTACAATCTATAAATGGTTATCCTATTGTTTTAAATACTTCTTTTAACTTAAAAGACCAAACAATGGTATTAGACCCCAAATCAGCTATTCAAACATTTCTAAATTGTGAAATGGATACTCTTGTGATTCACAACTACATCTTAAAAAAGAAAATACTTTAAGTCATTTCGAGGGGTTTTTTTATTGACACCCATTATTGTTTACTCATTGGGTGTTAAAATCAAAACCATACTTTTTATTTCATATATACAATAGTTATTTGTGGACAAGTCCGATGTTTTGGAATATGGAAAAGTTATTTTCTTTAAATAAAAACAAAGGAGAACTATATGGAATTTTTGAAAAAAGTTGGCTCATGGGCTGACGAACTAACAAAAATCGGTATTAGTATCATCGCCTTGGGAGTTGTACTTGAAGTATTATTCAAAGGTGCAGAAATCCCATTTTGGCCAGAGGTATCAGTAGTTGATAACATCATGGGCATTTTAGGAGGTCTGAGTGCTGAAGGTCTATTAGGACTGGTTGGTGCTTTCGTACTATATCATATAATTAAGAAGTAGTAAATACTTTTTAATTCCATAACGCGTTAACAATTTAAAACCTCTCTTCGGAGAGGTTTTTTATTTTACCATATTTATATACAACATAATATGGTATAATCATGAGTACAAATTTTGAATTATTTCCTGGTAAAGATTTAAGTGGATTGTTTAAGGATATCTACGATAACCAACAGAATAAAAAACAAAGAATCTCAGAATTAATTTCTGAAATGAAAAAGGTAATTAGACATTCTGGTGATATGGCAGTGATTGGGCCAATCATAAAAGATTTAGTTGATACTTCAGTAAGAAACGATGAATCACTAATTAAGATGGCCTCTATTGCACAAAGAATGATTGCATCTAAGGATAAGGTAGAAGGTGATACAGGATTCCTATCGGATGATGAAAAGGAACAACTTCTAAAACAATTAGATGAAACAATTGCTGAAGTTGCAGATGAACAAGATTTAAAGGTTGATGAACTTACAAACGAAATAGAAGAACTTAAACAAAAGGTATCTAAGTAATGGGTAGAACTTCAATATCAAATAGTAGTTTTTATTCTAATAAAGGAAAGAAACTTTATGAAGGAGCTAATTCAAGAGTTGGTACAGTTATATTTGTACACCTTGATGATTCTGAAGCAGAACCATTAGAACTGCCAAGTGATTTAACAGATAAAGTACATGATAAACAATTTGTAATTGGATATTGTAAAATTGTACAAAGAGGTGAATCTACTTATAATGTAAATAATATACCAGAATATCCACCATCAAATCCTGATGAGGGAATCCCACTACTTGGAGAAACTGTTCAGTTGGTAGAAGTGGGAGGTAAACTTGCTTATAAGAGAATTCCAAATATAAATTTAAATGCTGGTAATGCTGTTGAAGATGCATTATTAAGAGGATTGCCTGATGAGGAATCTGGAGGTGGTAGTAAAGATTATTCAACCACATCACAAACAGGTACGGCTAACTCTTCTGATGAAGGAGATAGAACAACTAAGTTCGGTGAGTATTTTGAAAAGAATCAAATAAACCCATTACGATTATATGAAGGTGATAAATTAATTCAATCTCGATTTGGACAATCGATTAGATTTAGTGGATATAATAATGATGAAAACATTTTAGCTCCTACTATAATAATTAGAAATAAACAAAATCCAAAATCATTTGATGAGTTAAAAGAGTATCAACATACTGAAGAAGATATTGTTGAAGATGGTTCTACTATAGCAATAACAAGTGGAGAGTACTTATTAAACTTTGTACCAGGAACAGAAGATTCACCATTTGATACCGAACCAATATATCACACTCCACCTGATGAACTAAAAGGTACAGACCAAGTATTGGTTAATAGTGGTAGAATTATTTTATCAGCAAAAGATTCTGAAATGATATTTTACTCTAAGGGAGATTATTCATTTATATCTGATGGTAAACTTACAATTGATAATGGTAATGATGGTGCTTCAATTGATTTGAATGGTGATTTATTGATTACTACCAATGATAATGATATGAAGTTTTTGGCCAGTAGTGGAGAAATTTACCTTAACACAGAATCGGATGAACAACCATTAGTAAGAGGACAGGTTTTAGTTGATTTACTAAAAGACCTTTGTTCAGAACTTCAGAAAGAAATACATCCAACACCAGCAGGACCATCAGCTCCACCATCAAACGCATCAGCATATGCAGGAATATCGAATAAGTTAGATACTATTTTATCTACATTAAACTTTACGGAGTAAACTAATGTCATTTGCTTTATTTAAATCAAATATGTTTATGTACATGAATCGACCTGAAGGTATAGATTCATATAAAGACTTTGCGAAAAAAATTACCGATGAATATGATATAGCGGCTCGTAGTGGAATGCAAACTATAAACAATATCCCACTTTCTAGTCCGAACAAATCTTTAATGAAGATTTTGGTAACACTAGCTTGTGCTAAAGCACTAAGTAAGAAAAGTGGTTATCATAATTTTATAGATGATATTGGAAAGGGATGTGTTGGTTATTGGACAGGTGCAACACTATTGACAGGAATACCACCAATTATACCATCAATTGGTGCAATACAAAATATAACATCAACCGCTGCCTTTACTTTAAACCCTGGTACTTGGACACCGGTCGGCCCACTAATACCTACTACTGATATTAATATGTTTTTGGATAGATTGATAATGGCAATGCAAATGCATCTTACAACAGTTAGTGGATTATACATAACAATATCAATGTATCCAGGATTCCCACTTATACCACCTGCACCTGGTATCTTAACTTGGACGGGATTTACAATACCATAAAATTGATAATAATATATTTATATTAAGATAAACTAAATTAAATAAAATGGATTCAAAACAATTAGTAAAAGTTATCAAAACCATTGTTGAGGCAGAAGTTGCTAAAAAACATGAGAGGTTTCTTACTAAAACCTTTCCAAAGATATTGGAAGAGGAAGTTAAGAAACGATTAGCAGAGGAGAAGGGAGGTGTAGTCAGCGTTCCCTCTACGCAAGTTCCACAGTTAGTGAATGAGGTAGACCCATTTGAACAGGCAGAACTTGCATTACAGGAACAAAGACAAGCACCAAAAAAACAATTTACTAAAAATTCTGTTTTAAATGAAGTATTGAATAATACAAAACCATTTACAAAAGAACAGAGACAAGGTGGAGCTGGTGGTACTAAATCTGTATTAGATAAGTTACCCCAACAACCTATCCAAGAAAGTATGGATAAAACAGTTACCTTTACAGAACAAGGTGCTGGTGCTGGAGTGGAAGGTATGAGAGCAAATATGGCTGCACAAATGGGTTATGGTAGTGTAAATCAAGGTAGTGTTAGTAAAACAGGCCTTGGAGTAAAAACAGGATTACCTGGTTTAGATAGAATTTTAAACAGAGATAATTCCGAACTTGTAAAAAAGTTTAAGAGATAATGGTAAGTGGATTGATTATAGTGGTAATGGGAATTATTTTAATAATCACTATAATCCAAAACTTATTTAAATAGGAGAAATGATATGGCATATGTAATCGGTAGAAAGGTACTGAAAGATACAGAAGATTTTGATTCTTTTGCATATGGTATTACATTGCCTATAAAGAATGGTGAAACTGGATTTTTTGAACAAGCATTTACTTCTTATGAACAAGCTAAATCAAATTTAAAGAATCTTTTACTTACTAAAAAAGGTGAGAGAATAATGCAACCAAACTTCGGAACAGGATTACAATCTTTATTATTTGAACAGATTGATGATACTTTTGAACAAAAGATACAAGAAACAATAACCAAAAATGTTAATTATTGGTTACCATATATTTCTATTAAAAATATTGATGTAGAAATGACAAACGAATTGAAAGACCAAAATAGGGTAAACTTAAGTTTAGAGTTTACTGTTGGTAATCAAATTGATTTACAAGAATTAACATTTACAGTACAAGGAACAAATTAAGATGGCATTAAATTCAGCAAACTTTAAAAGTAATAACGGAAGAAATATAAAATATCTTGCTAAAGATTTCTCTCAATTTAGAGGAAACTTAATTGAGTACGCTAAAACATATTTCCCAAAAAGTTATTCTGATTTTAATGAAACATCACCAGGTATGATGTTCATAGAAATGGCTTCGTATGTTGGTGATATTCTTTCTTACTATACAGATGATTCTTTAAAAGAATCTTTAATGTTATATGCAGAAGATAAAGAAAATGTTATAGCATTAGCACAATACTTAGGATATAAACCGAAAACAACTTCACCCGCTTTATGTGAAGTAACTGTTTATCAGTTAGTACCATCTACTGGAACAGGAGAAGAAAACAGACCCGATTCTGATTTTTACTTAAGAATAAAAGAAGGTATGGTAATCGAATCTTCCAAAACAAGTACTCAATTTAGAACAAGTGAGTTGGTAGATTTTAATGATGAAACTGATAGAGAGATTACAATATATGAAAGAGATTCTGGTGGTGAACCTACTCAATATCTTATAAAGAAAAAAGTAAATGCATTATCTGCAGAGTTAAGAGAAGTATCTTTTAATTTTGGTAGTACACCAAATAACTTTTCAAAATTAGAAATAGCAGATACAAATGTAATTGATATTTACGATGTAAGAGATTCAAATGGTAATAAGTGGTATCAAGTACC